AGCATCGCTGGATATACAGTCTAGTAACCGCGTGTTCAACCTGAGCCAAATAGCTGTAGGAGTGACTCTCTACGGGAGCATTCCTGACAGCGCGTCCCCGGTCGGCAGGGTGGTGCCGGCGAGTGACCCGGCCGCTATCCGTGGGCCTTACGGAGCTATCCAGGTCTTTGGGCAATCCTGGCAAGCGGATTGGGCGCTGCCTGCTGGCGGCATCTACCGGCAAGCAGACTACCCTTTGGCCGCTTTGCAGTTTGACTCCATGTTCCCAGACGGCCCGATATCCATTGTGGCGAACGTGCCGGACCTATGGGCGCGGGATTTTCGAGCGGAGAAAATCATATCCGGGTACATCATCGCCGACGACGAGTTCGAGGTGCAGCGTACCTTTATCCTGGGTTCCGGCGACCCTTACGGGCCGTGGGCGTACTACCAGGGGGCGGTTACGTGGATCGGCTCCCAGGCTCAAGGGGAGATGGGCCCGATAGTGACTATCACCGAGGCTACCGGCCCGGTCGTGAACGGCCGGATACTTACGTATAAAGCCCTTGTGGTCAACACGGCCAGCGGTGACGTTTTTGTATCTGTGGATGCGGGTGGCAGCTTCGCGCCCATCAACTACCCGAGCCTGACCAACGCAGATGTCGATGCTGTGGTCGACTATGTACGGGAAGACGGGACAGAGGGCATGTTCTACAAGAAGGCGACAGGCGGTTACGACATCGCTCTTGCGTACATGGACAACCCTTTTAACAACGTCATGACGGATATGCAGCCTCTGGGCATAGGGTATCTGGGTGCGCAGGTTACCTGCCTGGTCCGTGGTATCCTCGGCTACGACTTCGGCTTTGCAGTATGTGATGGGGTGGAGATTCACCGACGCAACAGCGGGGTGTGGGAGAGCGTAGGTCGTGTAGTAACCGTGGACGAAGAGGCAGACGGTATCCTGTGTGTCAAGGTAGTAGGGGATATGGAAGGTGCGTGGGTGGCAATACTTTCCGATGGCCGCTACAAGTATTTCGAGGAGTTCTCTGGTTCTTTGTTCTTGTGGAGCGACGCACAGGCAGTGACCCGTGACGGCGTGCAGTACGAGATGCTGGACGGCATCTGGTCTGGTCACGATGACTTCATGGCCTCTGTCCGTTACCCGCAACCGGAGGGCAGCAGCGAGCCCGCCACTGTGCGACCCTGGAGGACTTACGGCATTCGTTACGGCGACAGCGGTACAGGAGAGACCGAAGTTTGGCCTGCCGACGTTCGAGCCTGGGCACCCGTAGTCCTCCCTTATGAGGCCGACTATACCGGGGTAGCTTTTGGGTTTGTCACGCTGTGGGCACCGCCCAATTCGGTGGGAGGCCCGGCGAACACCCAGTCTTTCTCAATAGTATCGGTCTCTACAGGGGCCTACGGGTACGGGGATCAACTCGCCTACTTCTTTAGCGTGGACGGACTACAGGGGCGGTTCTATGTGCCTGAGTACCCTGTCCCCGGAAAGTACAAGGCTGTCACGCGTGCTTTCTAGTCAAGTGCAAACGGTTGCATCTGAGATTTGTGTTGATAGCAGATCGCCCGCGTAGTAATTTACGAACCCTAGGGGCCCGGAATGGGGCCCCTTTCTTTTACATCCAACAAACGGAGGGGCACATGGGCATTCATCGTTCCTGCTGCTCGGCTGGCGCCGACAGCTCCAACCAACAGAAGGGCGAGGGATAAAACATGGGGCAGCAGATCATGCACGACGTAACTGTAGAGGGAGCTAAGGTCGCGCCTCCGGCTGTAGTAACCGGGGCGATGTTTTTCGGGCTGACGCCTAATGAGATGGTCGCAGTTGTGACCTTGATTTACTTGGCGTTGCAAATAGGACTGCTGTTCTTCAAGTACCGCGATGAGTTTCGCCGCTGGCGGCAGGAGCGGAAGCTGAAACAGCAAGAAGCTGCTGCACGGGCAGAAGGCGGTGAGTAATGGGGCTACGCACTAAAGCGGTATCGGTCGTAGCCGCTATGGTTATGGCCGGCACGATCCAGTTGAACAGCGAGAACATCCAGCAGTTTCTCGCTAAATGGGAGGGCGACCGTCAGCACCAGGTCTACGCAGACAAACTGGCTCGCGGTCTGCCTACGGTCTGCAAGGGTATAACCAAACACACCAGCCCCTACCCAGTAGTGGTTGGTGACTTCTGG